ATTGAAACCTCTTCCTTAATCAGTGAAAGAAGTGCCGCCTGCGGATTAACAATCTCCTCGGCATGCAGCATCTTAAATACACCTTGATACACAACCTGAGAAGTTGTAAAAATCACAGTGAGCGACGTAAGCAAGTTACCGAAGTCAAATGTACCGACTGCCAAAAGCTGAGCCATTGGTACAACCGCAGAAGCTGCAATTGAAAACAGAAAAGCCACCAAAAACTTAAACTGACTGGACCAGGATGTCTTCTTAAGCCGCGAAACAAACACAGGGATGACAATACCGATAAGAACTGTGTACAGGTTTTCCATTGATTGAGATTCCATAAAGATGTTCTCCTATAACCGAATAAAATATACTTAAGTGAAAATTGAACTAATTAACTCGTTCGCGAGTCAATAAGATTCTTAACTTTCATCTCCAAGTCTTGAATACGATCGAGCATTCGTAATTTTTCGTGCTCCATCTGCTGTATCTTCTGCTCAAGTTCCATTTGTTTTTGGCGCTCTTGCAGATTGTCGCTAAGTAGTTCTTCGTTCTTTTTCCGAAGAGACTCGTTATCATTTTCAAGCGACTCTATACGAGAGAGTAAGCTTTCTTGAAACTTTGTGTTTGCGTCCTGACTGCTTTTCTTAAAGCCAACCCAGGCGAGAAGCAGCGTTACAAGTGCGCTAACAATTGCAGGCATTGTGCTTTCTTCGCTCATACAGTTTCTCCTAATTCAATTAGAGATGCGTGTATGTATCCAGCCCAGTTAGCATTATACCACAAATTGTTGTTATTGTAACTTGCCCCTTCAGTTGGATTCTTGTCTACAACAACAACCGAGCCTTTCGGATAAACTCCAATAATATTGTTACCAAATTCTGCCCGGCTTCGTACATTGCAGTTAACAGTCAGTTTGGCTAATCGATATTCCTTGTTTAAGTTAGATGACCACTGCTTAAACTGTGCGTCTGTAAATCCGGAAGGATCAATTTTTCTACCGGCCGGGCGAGCAATAAATCGATGTGTCACCATCTCGAGATTGGAATAAACGCGTGCTAAACGTGTTAACCCCGCGTACATAAACCCGTTCCAACTAATTTCTTTAGGAGTAAAATGCACTTCCACACCTATTGAACTAAAATTACTGTATGCGTCCTTACTAACCTCACCTGCATGCCATGCTACATAGTTTTCTGGCGCCAGTATTTGATAAATGGTGCCGTCTTTTCCAACTAAGTAATGAGCAGACACGTTAGGGGATTTGACAAGAAAGGAAAGCTCAGCCAGGCTGCGTGAATTCGGTGCACCGTTCGTGGTGTGCACAACAAACGATTTGTAGGGATCATTGCTCTTCCGGAGGCTGTACCCTTGTCCCGGGGACATTACCAGGTTCTTCTGGTGTTCCGGGTTCTTGTTGATTTGTGTCATCAGCTTGTACCTCAAAACTTATTTTTTGCTGCTCTTCCTCGTAAGTCGTCCCGTAAAGTTGGGAGATTGTATCCTTGCTAATAGCGCCAATCTGCTGAGCTTGAATAGCAAATTGGGTTAGAGCGGTCATGTCCTGAAATTGAATTGGACTGAAGTAAGGTTTGGGCCAGGTTGCCATGTTATTTCTTTCGGCAAGATCTTCGTAGAACCACTCAATCCAACTCAGAATGCGTTCGCGAACTTCCGTAAGTGTTGACATCGGACCTAAGGTAGCTATTCGGCTATCTGAAGAGTTACTACGCAGAGATTCGCCGACTGTAAGAATACGGGGAAAACCCATAGCGAGAAAAATGTCTGCGTTTGGTTCCGCATACTTAGATTCATTAAGCAACGCGTCAAGTGGCGGTAGCACCCATTGGATATCTACCGTGTGATTGGTAAATAAATTAAAAACTCGATCTCCCGATGCCGATGCCTGCGCGATTGCCTTTTGAGTGGCCTCGATGTCATCGTCGGTAGCCGGATACTCGTCGCTGCCTATCTTAACCTGCCGCAGAAGCTCAATAGATCTGGAGACAATCGTGCGGTCCATTATTTTCAAGTATTCTTTGTGCTGCATGGCCGAAAGCGCATTTTGAAGATAAGGTACTGGATAGTCTGTGTACGAAGTCAAATCTCCGTAAATAGCTCTACTATCGGTAAGCGGGAATATACGCTGGCCGTTCTGCACAGCGCGTACATATTCAGGTGATTGTCGAAGTAACTCTTTGTATGCTTCCGTGTCGTCTGTACCGTCTAAGCGCTTTCCCTTATGCTGGATAAAGGTAGCTTCCTCTTCAGGTATTTGTAAGTAAATCCCACGTTGCATACCGGTTGGCCGCTTACGCAGTTTAATATTTGCTACGTTCCGCACCCACATCTCGTCCGGTACTTCTACTCTTTTTCGACCGAGTGCTGGATTAAGTTTATTCATCATAATTGTTTTGTAAGTAATCCCTGGGACAACTAAACCGTGTACAAAATACTCAGTCGCCATTAGCTTCAGAAAAGGTTGTATTTTTTCGGCTACTGCATCAAAAAATAGGGCGTTAACGTCATCACTTGTTTTCTTATTTCGAAGTTTAGTGACGCCTAGATTGACTAGTCGGTTAATAACCGTACGTGCGATTGTGTCTCGCTCATAAAAGTACCGACAAAAAACAATCATTTCGTGATACGTATACCGCTTCGTATTATCGAACGGTTGATTAAGTGGATCGTAGTAACCTACTACATTTAAATTGTAAGTAAAAATTGGATTTGGCGAAAAACCCGCCACGGCTTTACTTGAAAAGGATTTATTCATAATCACCTCACTGTGTGATAGGCTGCTGATCGTGCCAATGTGTTGCTTTTAGGAGCAACCACCGGAAGACGAAGTGCGCCAATAAAACAAAGATAGCTTGCGTAGATGTGGTCATCATTACTCTCACCGTGTCCGCGTGGGGATACGACGTAGTAGTGCATGTGTCCTGAAGCTCTGCGTTGTCGAGCTACGCGCTCTAACTGTGAAATACCCTCAGCGTCTACCTCGGAAAATACAAGATTCCCGTTGGTAATTTGACGAATTAACTCAGTGGTTGCCCAAGCTTTAAACGACTCAGTTATTTCCTGTTCGTCGGAGATAGAGCCTACGCCCACCTTTTCGTTGAACTGAATTGCTTCTATTCTGGCTGCGTAATTACTTGAGGCGAATTCGGGACGAGTTTTAAGACTCTGTACAATTCCTGCCCCTCCGCCGCCAGCTCCTACGTCGATGGCGATTCTGCTTGCGTTGTACCCGCGCGCGAGGTAGTCTATAATTTTTTCTTGTTCCGGATAGTCAATACGCTGTATTCTGTAACGAACCAGCGAATGCCAAACATTATCAATCAATCCAATTACTTGTATAATTGTCGGATCGCTAAAGCCGGTGTCTATTGCGAAAATAACGCTGTCGCACTTGGGTATCTTGACGACTGGCAAAGCCTCTTGATATGTTCTACCTTTATCTTTTTCGTTGGAACTGTATCGATACGTGTAGAAATCAAACGGCAGTATTTTCATTTGATCACGAGAAATAACCTGGAACGAGGGAGATCCGTGCTTACCCAGAATTAACTGCTGAAAGATATCTGCAGATTCACCACCGTATTTAGACAAAGCATCGTCCCAGTCCTCTTTTGTAAAGTAAGGGTTATTTGGTGCGGGAATACGGTACTTCTTAAACTTTGGTGTTTTTACGTCTAAGACATACAAAGCCGTATTTCTCATTCCGTTAGGAACACCGAAGTATCGTTCTTCCACTTTCGGTTCCCAGGTATTTAGCGTTGGCTGCATTTGATCAAATGCAGGCATGGGAAACAGCTGAAACTCGTCTCCCATAATTTTGGGAATGTGAAGACCAACCAAGTTATTTTCACCGCGACTGCCTGCAATACGCGCATTTAACCGATGTCTTCGAGTACCCATTTGAAAGTCTAACGTACCTTTAGATCGGTTTACGTTATTGTTCAAAAAGTCCTTAAGCAGCGGGGAAATTGTAAACTTTAAAATAACTTTGTCTAGAATAGGATTCAATTGGTTGCTGTTAGGCGTAACCATAAGCTGTTCTGGAGTTTTTGGAAACTCGATTGCAGAGTTTAGAACCTGATAAGTTATTAGATCTTCTAAAATTACAGAATTGTGCACAACAACATTCTCACTGATGTATGTTTCGTCGTGGTAAACATGAACAGAGTATGTCAGCTGCATTCCGTGGCGCTGCTTACTACTAATGGGCTCCCAACAGTACCAGTCACTCGATACCAAAGCGGGATCCTTTATGGATGCCGAAACTCCGGGAACTTTGAACTGGTTCCAAAAAACGTGAGCGGCGTTTTTGTCGTACGATTCAACAATCCATTGTGAGTCGTCTATGTCAAATATGTGATGCTCGTCTGCGTGATCAGCAACCTTGTACGATCGCGTTTTTACGCCGAAGTAAAGCAGAAGTTCTTGCCAGTCCTGCACGTATTTCCAGTTGTGCAGTTTAATAGCCACGCGATCGAGAGTCAGCTCACCGTGCTGAGCGTAAGCAGCCTCGAGAAACGTTTTTATGTTTTCAGTGCGCTGCGTCTTTAGCCAGTCAAGTTTAAAAACTCGTCTATAGTCTTTGCCGTAAGCCCCAAGTTCAATCTTGAGCTGATTCAGATAGTGACGGACTCCGCCAGCCTTCATGCGCTCTATATAAACGCGACCTTCGCTGTCTTTACGATAGTTGAGGTACAGTGAGTTTGCTATCTCTTTAATCTCGGCATCTATTCTCTTGTAACGAGGGACAATGCCTCCTGCGGGCTTGAAGTAAATACTACCTGCTGCTAAATAACCAAGTATGCGAAGTTCCGCCCAACTCAGTGTGTTACTGACGCAGTGATCAGTTGGCAATTTATTCATAACCGCAACTAAATCACCGACTTGAAGATCCGCCATTAAGATAAATCCTTTTGGAGTCATTACAGGATGAACGTCCGTTGCCTTAAGCATATGTCCTGATTTAGTAGTAATTGAGTAGCACTTCTTCCACCTGTCTTTACGCACAAAAGCACGCCGTTGTGTAAAATCACCGTTCACGGAATAACCATAGGTAACAAAAGATGGCTTCTTAAGAAGATCCGTAATTGTTTTATACCCCTCGTTTGTAAAAACCTTAGCGGAGGCTGGTTGGCATTTTCCGATTGCTCGGCCACCAGTGATTACTACGTGTCGTGTCTGGTCGGTCAAGATTTCTTTTTGATAAGGGCGAAAAGTGAATTCCTCGGAAGGCCAGTTTGAACGGTTCATATCGCCGTTATTTGTAGAGCGAAGGAATTCGTTCAACCACACAGGATCCTCCAAAACCTCAATTAACGCCAACTCTGCGTCGTCAATCTTCGCTTTCAGCATTTAAATTTTCCTCCTGGTCCTCGTCTTCAAGAACAATGTCATCTTCTATGTCCGAGCTGCTCGATCCAGAAGATTTAGCACTTTTAACTGAGTACTTATGTTTCTTTCTCCAGCCCGAATCTTTAATGTCAAAAAAGATGTCTTTTTCCTCACGTTCTGCACTTACCGACTTGTTACACTGATTGCAGTTTACTTTTAGAGCAAACGCGCTGTGATCGTGCATAATTGAAAAACGAGCCAGCAAGATCTTACAGTTAGGGCAATACATACGAACAAGACGTTTCTCTAAAAACTCCTGTGCTGTTTGCTTAAGATGGACAATGTATTCAGCGACTGATTCTGAAGAGTTCTGGTTTCTTGTTTTGCGGTCCAGAGCTAGTGCGCGTTCTAATTGAAGATTACGCTCAATAATGTCCTTAAGGGAAGAGCTGAGTCGCTGAATCATATCGATGTTGTCAACAGGATCATCCTGCGTAAGTTCTTGAAGTTTGGCCTGAACGCTTTCAACAATAATTTGATTGTTAATAAGCATCTCCAAATTAGCTTTGTCATTTGGAGATGAAAGCGTAGCAAGGTCATACTTGTCGGAATAATCCTTCAAAATCTCATCAAACCTTCGATTTCTTGCCATTCTTCCTCCAATTTGCGAGAGATAGTCCGCTAAAGTGCAGACTATCTCTCATCAATGTATCTAATAATTTGTCAGCGTATGGGGCATGCGCCGCCTTCACAGTCGGTACCTAGATCGTCGTCTACCTCTACGTTCTCGTGTTTTTCGAGAAGTTCAATAATAGATTTCCCTGTCACGCCCGAGACTTCTGCAAGCCGCCGCTGATACTCTTCCTCGTCAATCGCTTGATAAGGCATAAGTGGGTAAGCAGTTGTAAACTTCGGAAGGAATGAAACGCCAATATAATTCTCCCACTTGCGGAGCAGCAACTCAATAATGTCGTCAACCTCTTCAGGGCTGAACGTCACCGTAATCGACGTGTTGTGGTCCGTCCAGTATTTTTGCAAAATAAAGTATCGGTTAAGTTGCTCGACAGCACTTTCCTCCGCAGACGCCTTCTTTGCTGACGTTTTAATTGGGAATTCGACAACCCAAGTCAGCGCATTCTTGAGTGTCTCTTCTTTGTCTGCGTCGCTCATAGATGCAAAAACTTCAGGCATGCATGAGGTGGCTTCTGGGAAGATCGGATACCCTGACTCGCGCATAGCCTGAGCCAGCGGGTCTTTCGACGAGATACGCACGCGTCGGACGTACAGGGGGGCGTAGGAGGCGTGTGCACCGCTCGATACCGTAGGAAGCTGTGCAATTGTACCAGACGGCTTTACAGTGGTTACCAGAAGTGGGGCTGGGATACGAAGTTCGGCAGAGTATCCTAAAGCTGTTTCTTGAGCAACTGAACCGATAATTGCCAAGACATCGCGCAATGTGTAAAAC